AGGAGGAGCACCTACACGCTCCAGGGAGTAGGATGATGCCAAAGGTCGTTAACTTCTCAGCATTCAAGGACACGCTCCGCTCCTTCGTCGGGGCCATGGGAGGGACGGCGGACAAGGCAGCGTCGACCTACTACGACCCGGTCAACCTTGCCCCTCCCCAGCTCCTGGCCATGTACAAGAGCAGCTGGGTGGCCAAGAAGATCGTCAACATTCCGGCCTTTGACAGCTTCCGGGAGTGGAGGTCCTGGCAGGCGGAGGACGACCAGATCGAGCTGATCGAGAATGAGGAGAAGAGGCTGGCTCTCCAGACCAAGCTCCTGACCTGCATGATCAGGGCCAGGCTCTACGGGGGCTGCGCCATCTACATCTCCACCGGGGAGCCCGATCCCTCAATTCCCCTCGAGCCCAAGCGAATTGGCAAGGGGGGCCTCAAGTTCCTGACCCTCATGCCTCGAACCAAGCTCCAGGCAGGAGTAGTGGAGGAGGACCCCATGAGCCCGGACTTCGGGAGCCCCATCACCTACCAGATCAACCGGACGATTGGCGACCCAATCGTCATCCACAAGTCGCGACTGGTGATCTTCTCAGGGGAGCACTCCCCTAGCGACGACCTGGTCCACGGGTGGGGCGACTCGATCCTCAATTCCTGCGCCGAGGCGATCAAGAATGCCGACGCCACCGCGGCCAACATAGCCTCCCTCGTGTTCGAGGCGAAGGTCGATGTGATCAAGATACCCCAGATGATGGCCTCCCTGACCGACCCGCATTACGAGAACGTGCTCATGGATCGGTTCGCCCTGGCCAATAGGGCCAAGGGCATCTCTGCCACGGTGCTGCTCGACTCGGAGGAGGACTATCAGCAGAAGACGGCCAGCTTCTCGACCCTGCCCGAAATCCTCATGAGCTTCTTCCAGATCGTATCGGGGGCCGCCGACATTCCGGCAACGCGGTTCCTTGGTCAGAGCCCCGGTGGTCTCAATGCCACCGGGGACTCGGACATGAGGAATTACTACGACCGAATCTCCTCCCTCCAGAACGTCGAGATCACCCCGGCCATTGCCAACCTGGACGAGTGCCTGATTCGGTCGGCCCTTGGATCGAGACCCCCGGAGCTGTATTACGAGTGGACCTCCCTCTGGCAGATGACCGAGAAGGAGAAGGCCGACGTTGGCCTGACCGCCGCCCAGACCATAACCGAGCTCAACGACACGGGGCTGTATCCCCAGGAGGCCCTGGCCAAGAGCGGGATCAACATGCTCACGGAGCTGGCGATCATGCCGGGCCTGGCGGAGGAGGTCGAGGCCGCCGGTGGGTTGCCCGACTACCTTGGGCCCGACGACGTAGACCTGACCGCCGTCCCGGTGCCCAAGAACCTGACTGGTCATGGGGCAATAGCCGCGCCTGCCAGGACCCCGGGGTCAGGGACCACTGGCCTTCCGTCATGACCCCCCTGAAACTGGCCATCGTCATCATGGGGTTTGAGACTATAAGGACCGCGGTCGCGATCGCCCACCATGTCTGGGGAGGCTGACAAATGCCGCTGAAGAAGGGTTACTCGAAGAAGAGCATCTCGAAGAACATCTCCACGGAGATGCACCACGGCAAGCCGCAGAAGCAGGCAGTGGCCATCGCCCTGTCGGTGGCCAGGAAGGCCAGGGCCAAGGCCCGGAAGAAGAAGTGACGAAGGGGAAGCGACATGGATGACGCAACCAGGATTGCCGCGGCCCCTGGCGAGCTGCCGCTCAAATTCTTCAGGGGCGTGGCCCAGGGCTGGCAGTTCAGGCGCTGGGAGACGACCGACAAGACCGATGCCGCGGATCTGACCGGCTATGTTGCCTCGGCATCGATAAGGAGGCTGGACGGCTCCCTGGCCACGGCCATGGCAACCTCCATCTCCCTGCCCAATGTCGTTTCCGTGTCGATCACCGATATTGTCTCCGCGGGGCTGCCGGACAAGGGAACGTGGGACCTGACCCTGACCAAGGCCGGTGCCGCCCAGACCATCCTGGTCGGGGACGTGACCGTCAACCAGCCGGTCGCCAACGTGGGTCTGCAGGTCGACGTCCTGGTGGCCACTCCCGAGGCCTTCTATTCCGGGGAGGTGACCCAGCCAACCATCATCGACCTGGCCGGGAGCCAGGCGGTCGGCACGGGGACCCCAGGCCCGGTAGGACCAGCCGGGCCTCCGAACGTGCTGTCGGTCTCCTCGACCACTACTGGCGGGCCTGGCACCAATGCCAACGTCGTCGTCTCTGGAACCTCTCCCGCCCAGACCCTGGCGTTCACCATCCCTCGAGGAGACGTCGGGGCAACCGGCAACACGGGGTCCCAGGGCATCCAGGGCAACCCAGGCGCCCAGGGGCCAAAGGGAGACAAGGGCGACAAGGGCGATCCCGGGGTTCAGGGCATCCAGGGCATCCAGGGCGATACTGGTGCCCAGGGACCAAAGGGCGATACCGGCGCCCAGGGCATCCAGGGACCCACCGGCAATACCGGATCCCAGGGACCGATAGGGCCAGAGGGACCAGAGGGTCAGCAGGGAGAGGAGGGCCCGCAGGGACCGCAGGGCATTCAGGGACCGGTCGGAGCGACCGGGACCGGGATCACGATGCAGGGCAACGTCCCCACTGTCGGAGACCTTCCCCCGAGCGGCAATGTTCAGGGCGACGCCTATCTGGTTCAGGAGGACGACAGCCTTTGGATCTGGGACGGGACGATGTGGGTCTCGGGAGGATCGATCCAGGGACCTCAGGGCGATCAGGGTCCGCAGGGATCGCAGGGCGTCCAGGGCGTTCCCGGAACCCCGGGGGCTCAGGGACCACAGGGCATCCAGGGCGATCCCGGCATTCAGGGACCGCAGGGCATTCAGGGGGACACCGGGTCGCAGGGCGCTCAGGGACCGGCAGGGCCAGGCGTGGCCGTGGGAGGCACCGTCGGTCAGGTCCTGACCAAGATCGACGCGACCAACTTCAACACCAATTGGACTACCCCGGTCACGGACTGGGCGAACCTGACCGGCAAGCCCTCCACCTTCCCTCCCTCGAGCCACTCCCATCCCCAGTCCGAGGTGACCAACCTCGTAGCCGACCTGGCCACCAAAATTCCGGAGGCCCCGAATGACGGCAAGGCCTACGTCAGGAAGAGCGGGGCGTGGGTGGACCTCGACACGCTGCTCGGCGATCTGCTCAATGTGGGGTGAACATGAAATACATCCTGGGTTCGAGGAAAGTCTATGATCGAATGGAAGAAATGCTCATGAGCGATATCAATCCAACGAGAAGTGCCCAGCTCGATCGCATCGAGGAGCTGATGGCCCTGGTCCTGAAGGAAATGAAACTGCTGCTGGAGGTGATCAGTGAATTACGAGATGTCGGAATTGGCGACTCCTCCTCGAGGAAAGAGCAAGACCCTGCTGCCGAAGATTGAGGAGAGCCTTCGAGCGGAGCAGGCATACGTCAAGGTCTTGAGAACCATGCTCAAGGGGATCGCAGAGGCGGTCATGGAGGAGGTTCTGCCGGAGGCCGATAGGGAAGTGGCCAGACAGGTTCAGGACGCCATGGCGGCCTCCCTGTGGGAGAGGATCCGGGCCCTGGCCCTCTCCCTTGCCGGCATCTCCTCCAAGATGGTCGATCGGATCATGACCCTGGAGAGCGAGCGCCACTCGAAGAAGTTCGTGGAGGCCGCCCAGAAGGCGCTCGGCGTCGACCTGAGGGCCGTGGTCCGCCAGCAGGACCTCGAGGACCTGCTCTCCGCCGTGTCGATCAGGAATGCCGCTCTGATCCGCGACATCGCTCAGGAGACGGTGGAGAAGATCGCCCAGAAGACGACACAATCGGTGCTTGCCGGCCAGGGCCATCAGTTCCTCAAGAGGGAGCTGAGGGAGGTCTTTGCGGTCAGCGACTCGAGGGCCAAGCTGATCGCCCGCGACCAGACGGCAAAGCTCAATTCCGACCTCAACAGGTTTCGCCAGAAGCAGGCCGGCGTTGATAAGTACGTTTGGCGAACCTCGATGGACGAGAGGGTGAGGCCCAGGCACAAGGCCCTGGAGGGAAGGACGTACGAGTGGGGAGAGCCCACGGGTGCCGAGGATGGCCTTCCCCCTGGCCAGCCAGTGCAGTGCCGATGCGTCGCTCAAGGGGTGGTGGAGTTCTAACTAAAATGTGCAGGTGCAGGGAGAGACGGGAAATACTCGTCAAAGTAGCAAAACGCGAGTATCCTCTTAGGGTTGCGGCCGGAAAAGTCGTCCAAACCGTTCGCCAGGACATTCGCGACCTGACTTCCGACCAGAAATACCGCTATGGCAGCAGAAAAAGGCCCGGAGTATTAAATCAACCCTCCGGCTAAAAGCGCGGTCGATATGAACAACTTCGTTGATCTGGCAACCATTACCGGTGCTCGAGTCACTCGAGATGGCTTCCTGATCGCTGACTGCCACGTGGCCAGGGCCGGGGTTCAGAGATACTTGGGGATCGAGGTCGGCTGCCCAGAGCAGATGTACGTCGACGTCTACAGGCCAGTCGACTCGGTATTCTCCAACGATTCCCTCCTCTCCTTCTCTCACATTCCGATTACCCTTGGTCATCCATCAGTTCCCGTGACCTCGGATAATTGGAAGGAGCTCGCTGTCGGTGAGGTCTCGACAGAGGTCCTCAGGGACGGCGAGCGCCTGAAGGTCCCGCTCGTACTCAAGGATGTCAGGGCGGTCGAGGCCGTCGTGGCCGGAAGGCGTCAGCTTTCAGTCGGCTATTCTGCCGAGCTTGACTTTTCCCCCGGGCTCACCCCCGACGGAACCCCCTATCAGGCCGTGCAGAAGGGTATACGCGCCAATCACATCGCCATCGTCGACGAGGCGCGGGCGGGACCGGAATTTCGCATCGGGGACGGGAACTGGGGAGCCCCGCCTCAGGAGCTTCCCCCTTTTGATCCAGGAGAGAACGACATGACCAATCCCGCCGCCCAGCCAATCATTCGAGGCATCGTCGTAGATGGCCTTACCATCCAGACCACCGATCAGGGAGCCGAGGCCATTGCCAAGCTCCAGGCGTCTCTTCAGGAGTCGGCAAGCCAGCTGGCGACCGCCGCGGCGAACCACGCCGCCGCCCTTGCCTCCAAGGAAACCGAGATCGGAGAGCTGAAGGTGAAGGTCGCAGACGCCGAGAAGAAGGTCCCCACGGCCGCGGCACTCGACGTGCTGGCCCAACAGAGGGCGACCCTGATCGGCGACGCCAGGAAGCTGGCCAAGGACATCAATACCGAGGGATTGACCGACGAGAACATTCGTCGGGCCGCGGTCACCGCGGTGTACGGTCAGGACCTCGTCAAGGACTCGAGCGACGCGGAGATTTCCGGCATGTTCAAGGCCGCCCTCGGAACCGTGGCCAAGGATCCGGTGAGGGGAGCCTTCCAGATGCCGTCAAACCAGGATGCCGGCCAGGATCACGGCCAGAGCGCCTACGAGAAGAGGCTCCGCGACGGCTGGAAGGGCGCAAAGTCAGCCTAACGCAGCTTTCGTTTCTCTTCCCTCGAGGGAGGAGACGGGTCATTCGAGAAAGAAGGAAGTGACACTATGGCCACCACAATGCGAGCAGGAGTCGCCGGCGCAATCGCCTCAATGGAGGGCGAGCGCCTCATCTCCAGAACCGTTCAGGATGCCGCTGGCATCGCCTTTGGTCTGGCCGTCGAGGCAGGCACGGAGGAGAACACCTGCATCACCGGGAGCGCCGGCCCCTTCCTTGGGGTAACGGTCATGGATCGGG